GTGTTCCCGGTTCCAAGATCCTGAACTTTTTCCGGCGGCTGGTTGCTAACTTAGCAACCGCGCCAGATTCTCCTAGTCAGCTTTCACAGGTGTGAAAGCTCACCACTTCGACACCCGCTTGGGTTTCTGCATGCTCGGCTCGCCCGCCTTCAAGTTACAGGCTCGACAAGCAGCGACGAGATAGCGCATGTCATCTCCTGCCACAGCTCGAGGTAGCAGGTGGTGCACCTGGTCAGCAACCACGGTGCACACCCCTGCAATCTTGAGCTGGCAACGGTGCTGGTCACGATCCAGCACCGCTGCCCTGATCCTGCGCCACCTGGTGGTGGAACCACCGGACCATGCCCTGCTCATCAGTTCGCCGAGAAGGTGACCGGCTTGGGCTTCCTGGATTCCTGAAGCGCACGGTCGAGTTCGGCGGCGAAGTAGTCCTCGCGCATGGCCAGCACCTTCTGTATCCGCCCGAGTTGGTGTCGTAGCTCGGCAATCGCGGCCTTGAGCGCCTCGTAGCCCTCATCCAGTGGGAACGGTGGCTTCATCAGTTGGTACCTTCTCGTTCTGCCACAAGGAGCGTGAGCAGCTCTACCCAATCATCCGTGCCCAGTCTGGCTACGATTTCTTGGGCCTTGATGCGCCAGAGCTTGGGTATGCGCACGTTGCCGGGCTTGATGGCGAGCTGGTTTTTGAACTCGGCCTCGACCTCCTCGACGGGAAGGCCGATCAGGTAGGCCATCCCCTTAGCGGAGAGCATGAGTTCGCGTTTTCCTTCGATTTCGGCTGTGGTGACCAGATCGGTTCTACCCAGCAGCGAATTGGTCATTTGGTGCGTTCCTCCTTGATGGCGTGGCGCTTGGCGAGTCCATAGCGCCGATTTTGACTGAAACGTGTTCTAGTTTCTTTCCTGGCGGCGAGCTTCTCTCGAGCCGCTTCGATTTGCGCACGGAAACGCTGGTCCAGCTCAGATTCGATAGACGAGTGTTCAGACTCCCATTCTCCCGTGGGAGTCCCACGGGAGTCGTGACAGCACTCCCGCCCACTCCCACCACCCTTAGGGGTGGGAGTGTGGGAGTCACCCGGAGGCGGTGGGGTCGATTGCGAGCCGGTAGCGCGTCGCATTGCCTTCGCCCTCCTTCACCACGATGCCCTGCGCCATCAGGCCGCGCCGGGTGTTGTAGAAGGTGGTCTCAGCGACCAGATTCGTCTTGACGAGCCTGGAAACGCTGACGGGCTCACGCTCGAAAGTGCGCCACCAGTCCTGAATCCACTTGCGCGCCACCAACGTGTTGAAGGTGTCGCTCTGCCCGGTCCCGTCGTCTAGCCCAAGGACGACGCTGTCACCGGTCGGGATCGCGCGCAGCTTGATGTCGTCCCATTCGGTGCCGTCCTTGTTCTTGGTGCACTCCAACGTGACCCGGTTCTCGTCCTTGGTCACCTTGATGATGGTGTTCACCGCGCCCTCGACGGTGGTGGCGCCTCGGCCGCCGTCGCTGGACTTGCCGATGTGGTGGACGATGAGCACGCACGCGCCCGTGGCCTTGCGCAGACGCTCGGCCTGATCGACGAAAATGCCCATCTCGGTGTTGCTGTTCTCCTCGACGCCAACGGTTACGCGAGCCTGGGTGTCGATGACGATCAGCGCCGGTTTCATCTCTTTGGCGACGGTGACGAAGGCGTCCCAATGGGTGGCGATTTTCGACTGGACAGCGACCGGCAGGAAGGTAACGCCGTCCATGGTGCGGCCCATGGCCTTTTCCCACGCCCTGACGCGCTTCTTGGTCCCGCTCACGCCCTCGGCGACGAGGTAGAGCACCGGGCCTTGCCGGACGGGCCAGCCTTGCCAGGACTCGCCTGTGCCGACGCACCCGGCCATGTCCAAGGCGGTGAACGACTTCATGCAGCCCGGCTTGCCGACCATCCACACCAGGCAGTCACGGAAGAGCAGGTCATCGCCGATGAGCGCCTCGGGGTCCTCGATGTTGTCCAGGCCAGCCGAATCGACCAGCGCTGCGCGGAGCTTGTCCAGATAGCTCAGCTCGGTGTCCGATTTAACCCCATCGGATGGTCTATCTTCGCTGGTCTCGGCTTCGGCTGGATCAACGCCGTGGTCACGCTCTTGGGCGGGATCGTCGGGAACTTCGACGTCGACCCAAGTCTCTTTCCACGTATTCCAGCGGCGCTCGATCATGCCGTACCGCCCTTGAACTCGACGTACGGGCGGCCCAGGTACTTGTCGGAGAACGCCTCGGCCGACTCGGCGAACAGGCGCATGCGCTTGGCGTAGCTGTTGCCCGCCAGCTGGTCCGCGCACAAGTCGCATTTGTAGTACAGCGACAGGCCATCGCCACGGCAGACGCCGCATCGATGTTCCACTACACGGTTTTCGAGAACCACGTGCCTGGTGACCACGGCGGTTCGCGGTATGCTGGTGTGCGACAAGGGGTTGTCAGAGGTGGGGCCGTCCAGCAGCGGGACGGCCCTTCTGCATTTCACCATCAGGCCGCCGCCTTCCGTGCCTTGGAAGACTTGAAGGCGAGCCGGGTCATGTACTGCTTAAGCAGTTGCTCGGCGCGGCGATGAAGCTCTTGCGGGGTCAGCTCGGTCTCGGCCTCAGCTTCGGCCTGGCGCTCGAAGCGGGCGAGGAAGCCGCCCCGGGCGGGCGATGTGCCCTCGGTCGGATTGTGTTTTGCCCAACGGGCGTGCGCAGCGAGCTTGGCGCGCATGATGCGCTGCTCGGGCGTGAGATTGGTGCTAGCAGCCACTTTGACTGTCTCCAGACATGCAAAAATCGCACGTCCGTTGAGACGTCTTCACCGGTGCCCTTCTGCAATGGCATACTGGGCAACCCATTCGGGCAGGAAATCCGCCTCCGGCCGGGCTTGCTCGTTCAACTGTAGCACTCCGTTGGTGCTAGCCGTCACTGTGACAGGTACGAGATGTCCACCTCGGACACTCCGGATCTGAGCAGGGTGGCAAGGTGTGCGGTCGACAGCGACGGGCTACGTCGGCACTTCGGGCACTTGACGTTGTTGCCTCGAGTCCTGTCGCTGTCGATAATCCCCGCGTACGCGGGCATGGCGACTCGCCTCCCCTTGGAGCCGAAAGCGCCATGGCCGTACGCCTTCCACCTCAGCCTGGCCACGCCGTTGTCGTCGATGACCCAGCACAGCTCCCGACGGGGATGCTGACCACGGTCGGTGCAAAACAGTTCCACGGACACGATTTTGCTCACAGCTTGTCTCCTAGTCCCATACGTCGATGTGCATCGTGGGCCCGTTCGATCGCCGTGGACCGGGCGTAGACCTGAAGCATCGAGTCGGATCGCCAACCGGCAAGGTGCATCAGGTCGCGCTCCTGCCCTCCGCTGGCGAGCCAGCGGTGGGCGAAGGTGTGGCGCAAAGCGTGCGGGTGCAAGCCTTCCACTCCGGCCTTGGCGCCCAAGGCCTCGAGGCGCCACCGGACCCCGTCGGTGGACATGGGCCCGCGCTCGGACAGGATCAGCTTGTTGGTCCTGGAGCCGTAGGCATGTGCCGACCGGATACGCAGATACCGATCTATGCATTGGGCTGTCCGGGCGCCATACGGCACGGCACGCGGGTGCGATCCCTTGCCCATCACGAAGACGACCTCCCGCTCGAGGTCGATGTCGTCGAGGGTGATGCCGACAAGCTCGGAGACGCGCAGTCCGCAGTCGGCCAGCAGCCGCACCATGGTCTCGTCACGACGGCCGTCGAAGATGCTTCTGCTGTAGGTGCCGGACTTTCCGCGTGGTACCTCGCACGCCTTGATGAGCTTGGCCAGCTCCTCGTCGGTGAGCACCCGAACGGGCTTGTCCTTGATCGCGGGTATCTCGACCCCGGCGGTGGGCGCCTTGTCGACCTCGCCCTCGGCCTCGAGCCAGCGGCAGAACCGGCGTAGTCCCCGAAGCCGTGTGGCCACAGTTGAGGCTTGCTGGCCTGCCTCGAGTAGGTGAGCCAGCCAGGCTGATATTGCGTGGCGGTTCAGTTGGTCGAGGGTGACCGGTCGGCCTTGGTCTACGAGCCATTCGCTGAAGAAGCGTATGGACTGGGCGTAGATGACCAGCGTGCGCTCGGCCTTGCCGGCGGCACGAAGCGATCGCCGGAATGACGCAGCGAGATCGGATATCTGCGGGGAGGTCATGAGGCTAGGTTATCGGGAGAATGAGCGCTATGCTAGTGCCAAGTTCGACGATCAACTAGCGATACTCCCAGTTGGTAGCCACTTTTTCGACCGGCTGATCATGTTTGGATTTGCCTGACAATTTGTGGGAGCCACCCGGTTAGCGCAGTGCTAGCCCAGGGAAAACGCTGGTCGTCGTCGAGCGAATCAAGGGAGGTTATCGGGCGAATCGATGCCCGGTTTAAGCAGCCCCGGAGGGTGTCCTACCACCCTGAGCCCGGGGCCTGACCCGAACAGGAGTCGGGCTATGACCAATCTACCCAACGATGGCGACCTATCTGAGTTCAGCGTCGAGGAGATCCTTCGCATCGACCGCGAGCTCCTCGAGCGCATCGACGCCAGGCTCGCCGAGCTGCGCCAGATCAAGGCCAGCCACGCCTTCACCGTCAGGGCCGAGGAGCGAGACGATCATTTCGTCTGGACCTGCTCCTGTGGCAACTTCACCGCCATCCAGTACCCGCCGGGAATCGCATCGGTCCCGATCGGTGCGCTGCTGCTCGGCCACACCCGCGAGGCGTACCAGTGACCGCCCCGACGAAGAGCGACCGGCTGGATCCGGAGATCATCGCTGCCGCATTGGCGATCCTGCGGACGATGCCGACTCGGCTCGATCGGGTCAAGGCGGATCAGGTGGAACGGTTCGAGCGCGCCGCGCTCGACATCGCGTTCGCGTGCATGGCGGAGGACAAGCGCCGCAGGGACACGCCTCGGGGGAAGGCGAAGCTGCGGCTGGCGGCCGAGAACGGCGAGCTGACTCCGGCGGGCCTGCGCTCGGCCAGGGCCAAGCGTGCGGCGAGGACGAGGCGGAGCAGATAGTTTTTGCTGGCGTCGGCAAAAAGTCGAAGGGGTACACGAGTTTGTGTACCCCTTCTTCGTGGCTGCACGGAAAACAGCAGTTTTGCTGTTTCGAAGGGGACAGCCCTACCCTAAACCGGACATCGCATCGACGCGAGTCAACGAACACTAGTCCAGATCTGGACTAGTCCTCATCGACGATCTTCTGCGCATGGAGGGATCTCGATAAGGTGATGGTCGACCCCGTCCAATGACTGGCCAGTCGCCATCTCCGGCCGCAAGCGTCAAGATCCAGATAGAGCGGAGGTTCCGCCTACTCCCGATCTCGGCGCCAATTGGCGCGGTCAACCTTCCCGGTTAACCCTTTCGTCCTGTTCATCGTGCCGTGCGAGGAACTCCTCGAGCGCCGACATGATCAGCCCTGACATGGGCATGCGCTTACGCCGCGCGTATGCCTCGGCGCGCTCCCACAGGGCGAGGTCATCGTCGCGTACGTATACAGAGATCTGCTTACCCATCCCTTAACGAGTATCTCTGTACCGACCTGTACAGGTCCGAGGATTCCCGGTAACGTCCCCGTCATGGCGTCCTCGGTTGGTGACAAGCTCTCGCCCCGGCCGGGTACAGCCGAGGATGGGCCAGGCGCACCCCCGGCCCATCCTCTCCATCCAGCGGACATCGCCGAGGACGCCGCCAGGCGGGCCGTGGAAGGCGTCGGGATCACCGTGCGCCCCCGCCACCGGTGGGCAAGGCGGATCTGCCTTGCCGGTCTGGTCGCCACGGTCCTCGTGCTGTGCGTACTGCTCGGCCGGTCCGGCATCGGGCCTTACCCGTGACGGGTCAGGCGACCTTCATCAGCGTCATGTAGGAGCCGATCAGCACCTGCGTGTTGGACGCGTTCGCCGTGTTCTGCGCCCATTGAAGCTGCAAGGTGCCGGCGTTGGATCCGCCTATGTAGATCCCCTTGACCAGGCAGGCGGTCGCCGAGCCGACGCCGTCGTTCACCGCCGTGGTGGTCTCGTCCTGGTTGTAGCCCAGGAAGACGGCTGCGGCCTGGGCGAACACGGTGATCCGCAGCGACGCGCCAGCCGGGACGGTGTAGTGGAGCTTGATGTCCGGCGTTGCCCCGGAGTTGTAGCGGATCACGCTGGTCAGCTCGTAGACGGTGTTCGCGGCCACGGACAGCAGGAGCTGGTCGTCGTTTTGCAGCACGGCGCTGTTGTTGACCGTCTCGTCGGAGGTCTTGCGCACGAATAGCGGGGTGACCGCGGTGAAGGCGGCGTTGAGGTCGGCGGCGGTCAGCTCTTGCAGCGCCAGGAAGGTCACACGCCCATCGTATGTGAATCATGCGCATATGAACATGTGGATCTAGAGTGTGAGCCGTATCGGCCGGTACACCTTGACCGAGGCCCCATTCGCGTGCGCCACCCGCTGGACCGGGTCCCGGGTCACGGTGAAGGTCTGCGGGCTGGAGCTGCCGGAGATCGCGGTGACCGTCATGACCTCCCGGTCGTTGACGATGATCTGCGCCCCGGTCGGCGGGGTGGTGGTGAAGACCGGCCCGGAGTCGGTGGCCACGTTGAAGGTGCGCGCCTCGGCGGTCATGGCCGAGCAGTGCGCGGTCTCCGTGTCCAGGCACGCCACCGCGTCGCCGTCGAGGAAGCCGACGTTGTTCAGGATGGCGCCCTGCCGGGTGTTGAAGGTGATGATCCGGCGATGGGACCCGATGACCTCGCGGTAGCCCAGCGAAAGCGTCTCGGCGGTCGGCTGGCCCAGGTCGGACGGAAGTGATTGCAGGGCAACCAGATCCCCGATGTCGATCGCGGAGACGTCCGAGGCGAGGTCGGGGTTGGCGTCGAGGTCGACGACGATCTGCGGGTAGCGCGGGTCCGGGTCGGTACCCAGCACCAGCCAGTAGTGGGCATGCTGCGGGAGGTCATCGTCGAACTCCGGATTGACGTCGACCTGGCTCCGATAGGTGCCGATGGCGTCGGTCCCCAGCGGCCCGTCGATGTCGGAGTCGGTTGCCTCGCCGCTGTTGCGGCGCTTGGCCACGACGACATTGATCGTCCCGAGGTCGTCGATGTCGGGCTCGAGGGGTTCACCGATGTGACCAGCGTCGAAGTCCAGCGTCACCGTAGCCATGACCCCTCCCATCAGGTACAACGCTCTCAGATCAAATCTGAGCCAAGATCTTTTACTGCGCTACTGGTTGTATAGGCTCCGGCCGGTCCGGAACGTCAATCCGAGCTGGTCGCGGGTGTCGTGGATGATCCCGGCGTCCGTCTTGGCGATGTCCTCGAAGACCTTCAGCAGAGTGTCGGTCGGCTGCGGGCCCATCGCCTGCGTGTCGTTCGCCGAGCCGACGACGGTGCTCGCGATGCTCTCCTCGACGCACAGCCGGTTGAACCGCGCCCCGGCGGTCTCGCCGGACCAGCCGATCAGCGCCGGAGCATTGTGGAACACGTCGAAGTCGATGTCGTAGGCGGCATCGGTGAACACGGCCAGGTGACCGAACCCGACCCCGGCCAGGTTCGCATCGACGTTCATCACGATGGTGCCCGACAGGCTGCCGTGCGTGGTACCGACCGGCGCGAACTGCTGATGGTCCTGAAGGATCAGGTCCCCGCTGGCCATCCCTATGCCTACCTGGTCGTCTCCGGCCAGATCAGAGCTGTCGACGGTGAACAGGTACCAGTCGTCGCTGAAGAACTGCGCCTCGGTCGGCCGGTCGCTCGCCCCGTCCAGTGCAATGGATCGGCTGTACAGCGCGATCAGTGCGCCCGCCGAATCGTAAGCGCGCCACCAGATTGTTGCGGGTGCGCCCGGGACGATCTCGAACTTGAACCGCTCCGCCGTGCTGCCGGTGACCGGCACCTCGAACACCGTGGTCGTTGCCGCCGGTTCCGCCGGGACGTTCATGACGAAGGTGATGGCCCACTTGCCCGCATCCGTATACGCCGCAATGGGAATCGTGGCGCTGAAGCCTGCCGCCAGCCGTGGCAGCGGCAGGGAGCCGACCGGGCCGTCCGAGGCGAACGTGATGCCGACGCCGTCCACGGGCGTGATCGCCGAACTCCCGGCAACCGCGCTGGCGATCTGCGTTGCCTGCGATCCGTCTTCCCACGACCAGTACTCATGCGGCACATAGTCATTGGCCGTGATCCCGGAGGTCGAGCGGAACAGCGGCGAGCGTACCGGCGGCTCACCCTGGCCCAGGCGCCTGATCGTGCCCTGCGCCTGCACCTGCACCCACGCGTCCCCGCGGGTCGAGTCCAGCGTCCCGGCCGCCCTGCGGGGCTTCCAGGACACCGCCTGACCGGAGAAGCGGACGTCGCTGCCGACCGTGATCCTGATCGGCGTGTTCCGGCCGATCAACCCGAACAGGCTCGACTTCCTGTTCTCCGGGTTCATCTCCCCGTCGCGGTTGGTGAACGTCAGAGACGCATCGGAAGGGATGACGCCGGTCTGCTCGTCGCCTGCACCGTGGTTGATGGTGATCGGGTCGCGGGTGTAGACGCGGCTGGACACGTCATGCCAGGCGCTGGAGTAGAACAGCTCCACCAACACATCCTGCTTAGCCACGGCCGCCCCCGGCAGGACCAGCGCCAGAGTCAGGCAAAGCATTAAAGCGAAGGTCTTCCTCATGCTCGACATGGTGGCATAAGACATCCATGGTCACACCCGCGCGAGTTTCAACTGCCCGGTGCGCACCAGGCGGCCGATCCATGCCGCCATCAGCCGGTCCATATCGGAGCCCGACGCGTCGCCGAAAGCAAGTGTCAGTGATCCGCCACTTTGGCCGGCTGGGGTGATGACCTCCCCGGCCTGCAGAAGTGCCAGCCCTTCGGCCCCCGGTGCGCCAGGCATGACCCCGCCGTGGTGGAAGGTGGGCAGCTTCGGCGCACTGATGGTGTTGCCGCCAAGGCCTGGTATCCAGCCCGGAATGGTCCACGACAGCTTGCCGATGGTGTTGTTCCAGGCTTTGCTGATGAAGTTGAACGCGGCCCGGAACGGCGAACTGATCGCGTCGGCAACCTTGGAGAAGGTCTTGCCCAAGGCATCGGGCACACCGGAAAGCCAGTCCCAGACGTCCTTGGCGGTCTTCTTGATCCAGCCCCAGGTGACCTTCCACAGGTCTTGGAACCAGGTCGTTTTCGTTGCTATGACAACGATCGCGGCGATCAGCGCACCGACGGCGATGACGACCAGGCCGATCGGGTTGAGCGACATCGCGAGGTTGAACGCGAGCTGCGCGAAGGTCGCCCCGGCGATGGCGATGGACATGAGCTTGGTGATGTCGGCGGATTGGCGCTGCGCCTCGGCCATGTCGACGGCGGCCTGCTGTGCATCGATCGATGCCTGCCTCGCGTCGGCGGTCGCCTGCTCGCCGTCGAGGTTGGCCTGGTTGACGTCTTCCTGTGCTTGCTTCATGTCCAATGCTGCTTGTCGTGCCTCGATCGAGTTGGCGCCGAACTCCTTGACGGCAGCGTTGTAGTCGCGCTGCGCCTGGTCGGCGTCGATCATCGCCTGTTCGATGTCCAGCTGGCTCTGAGCGGCGTCGCGGGTGGCCTGCTTGCCGTCCAGCGCCGACTGAGCCAGATCCTCCTGTGCCTGCCTCAGATCTACGGTGGCCTGCTTGGCGGCCTGCTGCGCGTCGATCAAGTCCTCGATCGCACCCTTGGCCGCGTCCAGCGACTGGACGGTTTCGAAGGTCTTGGTCCCCAACCGGTCCATCCGGTCGCGGAAGCTGACCGCATCCTTGCCCGCTTTCTCGAACTGGGCACCGGAATCCTTGGCCTGCTTCTCGACCCCGGCCATGGCCGCCTTGGCGGCGGCGGCGGCACGCTCGAGCTGCTTGCTGTCACCTGCGAATGTCAGGGTTACGGTGTTGGCCATCAGGTCTCCTCGAGCCCTGCCGACCGGACCACGTCGGACAGCGTGCGCTCGAGCACCGCCTGAACGTCACGGTGGCTTTCTTCCAGCCCGGGGAACAGATAGCGGCCTTCCTTGATGAATGGGCGCACGGTGCGCTTGCGGCGACCGGTCCGACCACCGAAGTCAAGCCACGGAAAGTAAGGCGCGCTCGGGCCACCCACGGCGACACGGGCTTGGGTGCGGGTCGACTTGGCCTTGACGCTGCGCCTCGCGCGGCCGGAGACCGCGGGAACCTTGGGCCGCACCCGGGCGATGACCACCTCGGCGGCATCGTTGAAGGCTAAGCGCAATCCCTTGGGCGCATCGGCGTCAAGCTTGCGCAGCGCCCGCGAGAACTGAGCCAGGCCCTCGATACGGATCGGCGCGATTATCTCCGACACGGGCTCACCCCTTCAGTTCCCGCTGCTGCGCGATCCGCGCGTAGTAGATCGACCAGTAGAGATATTCCTGATTGGACATCCGCTCCCGCATGTCCGCGACAAGCATGTGCAGCTTCGCGGCCAGAAAGAATTCGAACTCCAGATCCGTGTCAGCCTCAAAGGCTTTTGTACGCCTCCTTGGCGGCGTCCTTGCCGACCCCGGACAACTCGTTGATCTTCATGAAGACAGCCTGGAGCTCCATCCCGGGCGACAGGTCGCGCAACTGCGAGACCTCCTCGATGGTCAGCTTCGGCTCGAGCATCCCGGCCGACATCGCGCGGTCCTCGAAGTCGAAGCCGTCATCGCCCTCGTTGAGGCGCAGGAACTCCTTGCGCGACAAGCCCCGCACGCGGACCGAGCCGAGCCCGGGGATCTCGACGACGTCCTCAGGAAGGCCGCGGTTGGCCAGGAGCTCTTCCTTGCTAAGGATTTTCATGCCGATGCTCCGATGACGATGATGTCGTAGGTGACCGACGTTGAGCCGGCCGAGTTGGTGACGGTGAGCAGATCCCCGGTACCGGCGGTGACTGCGACGCTCGTCGAGTCCGTTGCAGCCCAGAGGAACAGGCCGCCGGGACGCACGGGGATACCGTCGCCCAGGGCCAGGAACAGCGGTACGCCGTTCGTGCCCTCGCGGATCACGTTGACATTGTTGGTGTTCGCCGCCGCGGCCGACACCAGGACCAGCTTGATCCTGGCGAAGGTCTGCGTTGTCCCGAAGGCGTTCGTCAGCGACCCCGCCAGGTCCAGGTTCTCTGTCGCGGAAGCGCTCAGGGTCCGCTGATCATGCCAGAGCATGTTGGCCTGGCTGGCTCCGGTGCCACTGGTGAGTGCCAGCGTGATCGCCTTGGTCAATGCGTCGGCAGGCGTGGAGAGGTCTAGCGGGTTGGTCAGCGTGGCCGCGAGCCGCACGCTCAGATCGGTAGCGAGTGCCATGGTGTTCCCCTTACGCCTGTGTGGTTCTGGTGATCGCGTCGGACTTGGTCATCTCGCACGTCCAGGCGATCATGTCCGCTACCGGGTTGGTTTCCTTGTAGCTCTTCACCAGCACCGACAGCGACTCCTGCGGCAAGCCCGAGCCGGTTCCCTCCGGGCGTCGGATCAGCGTGACCACCGTGCCGATAAGCGGCTCGATGACCGCCTTGGGACCCGAGTTGGTGTCGTCGTATATGCCGCCCATGGTGGCCTTGCCGGTGAGCAGACCGCCGGAAAAGCAGTGGTCGTCTTTTCCGTAGCAGGTGACATCGTGCTCATCCGAGCCGACTTCCAGCTCGGAAGTGTTGCAGTAGGCCGAAAGGTCGCTCGCGGCCAACGAGATGTATGTGTCTCGCCCGTGCTTGAAAGCCATGGCTATGCTCCTGATCCAACGATGTCGCAGTCGAAAACCGCTGTGATGTAGTCAGTTCCGCCGATGCTGACCGTGTCGAAATCGACGTTGGACACCGTGATGGTGTCGAAGGCGGTGTAGGTTCCCGACTCCAGAACGGTGATCACCGACGTGGGCCCGTCGACCAACTGCGACAGCGCATCGCGGGCGGAGCGCTCCGATATCTTGGCCACCACCGCGAACACGGGCAGCTTCAGTTCCGTCGCGCCACGCGAGTAGGTGGCGTGCGGGTTGTAGTTCTCCGGATAGGCCACGATCGCGGCCGGTGGGGTAACGGAACCCTTCGGCCACTCCACGACTTCGCGGAACTGCGTGATGCTGCGCAACCGCAACGCAATCTCATCCATCACTTCAGCGAGCCTCATGCCGCACCCCACCAGCGCCGGAACGGGCCGACCATCACGGCCACATCGGGATCGAGCCGGGCCAGCAGGCGGAGCTCCGAGCCGACGTCGGGCGAACCCGCTACGCCGTAAGGGGATTCGCGCCGGTGATGGAACCGGGACGCCTGCAGAAGGCACGCCTGCTTGATCCCGTCGGGGACAGCGGTCCAGCCCCACGACGCGGTGATGGCCACCTCATCCGTCCTGCCCGTGGGGACCTGGGCCGAGTTGGGGCGCACCATCATCCGGGTCCAGGGACGGCCGGTCTGCGCGGCGTTGCGGGGCTCGAGTACGTAGTCGTCGATCTCGCCGACCTCGTTGCCGTCCGAGTCGAGGGTGACCGCGGCAAGACCGGTGGTGCTCATCAGGTCGTCGATCGGCACCACCCACCGGCAACGGGTGTGGTCCCATGCGGCGGTGTAGAACCGTTGCTCCGCAACAGCTACCTTGCCGAACTGACGGTTGCAGGCGGTGTCGATGGAGCGTGAGGCGGACTCGACGGCCAGGGCCAGGAACGCGTCATCGACCGAGTCGGAGACGTTGATGTTGAGGAACGTCTTCAGGTCCTCGGGTGAGGCGTATACCGGCTTCCAGGCCATCGAGTCCGCCCGCCGCTAGACGTTGCTCGGGACGGCGTACACGGAGCAGTGCGTGACGAAGGTGTCCGTTGCGCCGCCGGACGTTACGCGGACACGGATCCAGGGACGGCCCGGCTGCACCTGCACGGCGAACGCCGAATAGTCGTCACTGGTACCCGCAGACAGCGCGCCCGCGACCACCGACGTGACCGCCGTGGCGGTGGAGCCGATGGAGCCGCTGGAGTCCGGGGCGTCCTGGACGACCCACGTCAGCGAGTCCGTTGTGCCCGCAGTGGATGCGGTCAGGATGACCAGGATCCTGTCACCGGGTGTGTAGCCGGAAACCAAGGCGAGGTTGATGTCATCCGGGGTCCCGAAGTCGAAGGAAGTCGTTGTCGCCGAAGCGATCGTCACCTTCGAGGAGGCAATCTTCGTTGCCCCTGCCATGTCCCACTTGACAGTGGTGCTCATATCGATTGTCTCCGATCAGGTGTTGTTCTGCATGATCTTGTAGGCCGAACGGTTCTGGACCGTCCCGTCCGCGCGCTCCCAGGCGGTGTACTCGATCTCGCCGTTGCTGGCGCGGCTGTACGGGTTCACCACGAGCGTGAAATCACGAACGCGGCGAATCACATAGCTCTCACGGAAATCGCCGTAGGCCATGCAGTAGGTGTCACCCGCGCTCGACAGCGTCGGCATCGCCTCGTCGATGATCACCGGGGAGCCGAGCAGGCGCCGCTGTGGAAGGCCGGTGATCGAGTCGTTGGCCTCCTGGAGAATCGGACGGCCGTTGAGGTCCACGATCAGGCGCAGCTGAGACCAGGTGTTCTTCTTCATCAGCCACGACGCGGTACCCGTGTACTCCTCGTCCAGCAAGTCCTGGAACTCAACCAGGTCCTCGTAATCGGGAGTGTCCGCCGTGTCCAGATCCCGGTCGGAGGTAAGGCTTGCGGCGACGATGCCCAGCGGCTGACCCACACCGGTACCGGTCACCCAGTGCACGGCCTGCTTGCGGGCGATGCGCATCGCAAGCTTGCGGGCGATGAAGCCCTGGATGTCGAACGCCGAATCCTGAATCAGCTCAACGGGAACCCGCAACGGCAGGTTCGAGCCTGCGCCGGCAGAGGTGTATTTATAGGCGCCGATGTTGACCGTGCCGAACACCAGATCCGCGCCGGAAGCCACGGCAGCGCTTTCGGCGGTGATGTCGCCCGTGTTCGCAGTGTCGTCATTGGACGGCCACTCCAGCGGCCCGCCGGTCGGGGTGTCGATCTCCTCCACGGCGGCGGCGAAACCACCGAACGCCTTGCGGGTCTCAATCATCTTCTGCCGGAAGCCGGACGGGACAAGGTAACCGCCCGCCGTGCTCGAGCCCTCGCTCTGCGCGTTGGTGGCCCTCAGTCCGGAGATGTCCGCGTTGGGCACCCCGGTACGAAGGTAGGCGTTGAACGCCTGGTCCAAACCGTTGTCGGGCTTGGGTGCGGAGACGTGGATCGCAGGAGCGATCGGGGTCGAGTACGCGTTGTGCCGCGCCCGGATCTCGCCCTGCCGCTTGGTCTGGCCTAGCTCGGCCTCGAGACCCTCGTACGCGGCAACCTCCGCGTCGGTGAGGTCTCGGTCCTCGGCGCCGTCCATGATGCCCTGCATCGCGGCGTAGATCTCATCTAGGGTCTTCATCTCACCCTCTCCAGGGCTACACGGGCACGCGCCCGAACTAGTTGTGACTTAAAGGAATTCGTCGCTGGTGGCTCACTTTGAGCCACGTCCTTAGTCCCGGCGACGCGGTCGGCGAGCCCGGCTTTGACCGCTTGCTCGGCGGAGTACCAGGTGTCCTTTTGCATTGCGGCACGCCACTGTTTGGCCGGGTGCCCACTGCGGTCGGCGTAGATGTCCGCGATGGTGTCGCTCAACTCGTCGAGGAGCGTGGCCATCTCCCGCATGTCCGCGCTGTTGCCGATCACGACACCACGCGCATCGTGGATCATCATCTTCGCTGGCTTCTCGATCTCGACCGAATCACCAGCCATGGCAACGAAAGACGCGGCGGACGCGGCCAAGCCGTCGATGTGGACGTCGACCTCCGCCGGGTGGCGCTTCAACGCGGTGTAGATGGCAACGGCGTCGAAGACGAGACCGCCGGGTGAGTTGATGTGAAGGTCGATCGCTGATGCGGTAACGGCTTTCAGGTCCCGCACGAAGTTCGCGGCGGAGACGCCTTCCCAGTCGTCGATGGGCCCGTAGATGGAAAGCTCGGCGCGCTCGCCCTTGGTGTTGTCGAAGCGGTACCAGGATCTGAGCGCGGTACGCTCAGATCGCTTTTCCGGTCGTGGGATGCGCGCGGCCAAGGCCTCGAGGCGGGTCAGGTCGATGCTCATGCAGGCACCGCCTCTTGCTGTGTTTCACGTGAAACCTGTTGCGGCCCAGCCAGTTCGTCGCCACCCTCGATCGGATCCATGCCCCGGATGCGCCGGGCCTCGTTCACCGTCATCAGCCCCGCCTGAACCTGCTGGATCAGTAGCGGGATCTCTTGCTCCGGCGCGGGCTTGAGCAGACCGGCGTAGTCGAACTCCACGAAGCGCGGCGCGGGAAGCAGCCGTGACAGCCGCTGCTCGATACGCGACGTCCACGCCGACAGGGTGTAGCGGGAAAGGCCCCGGTTCTGCTCGGCAACGCCTGTGCCCCAACTGGTTTGCTTCTCGGTTTGCATCAATAAGTGCGGTGGGACTCCGGTCCAGCGGGCGATCTCCTCGATCTGGAACTGGCGCGACTGAAGAAATTGAGCGTCCTCGAGGGACATGCTCCACGGCTGGAACTTGATCTTACGGTTGATGAAGGCGATCTCCCCCGCGTTCATCCAGCCGCCCGCGTTGGCGTTCAGCGACTGCTTGACGACCTTCGCCTCGTCCTCTTCCATGTCGTCGTCTGGTGTCGCGATACCCCCGTAAAGCGGGCCGGAGGCGAACAGCTTCGCGGCGGCGTTGTCGCCAGCCATCGCGGTGCCCAGGCTGTTGCGCGCGATCCAGATCAGCGAGACGCCCTGGAGTCCGTCCAGGGACAGCGCCGGAATGTGGGTCATCTGGTCCTGTGTGAACCGCGGCCGGGTGCCGTCGTCGAGCGTGACGTCGAAGACCTTGCGCCCGGTGCGGCGCCCGTGCTCGTCGGTCTCCCAATCCGGAGTGACCGCCAGCGGGTGCACCGGCACCAAGGCGACGATCGAGCCCGCGCCGTTGTAGACGTGCAGCAGGTAACAGTTTCCGTGCAGCAGCAGATGCAGCAGGACGGTCTCTGTCCACTCGTATCTGGTGGGCCCGTAAACGCCCCCAGGATTGTCGAGGAACGACGAAACCCGGGTACGGGTACCGTCGACCTCCCGCTGCGTGCGCAGCGGCAGAGAGGCGATGGTGGAGGAGATCAGGGCGACCGCGCGGTAGAACGCCGACAGTCCCAGCGCCGAGTACTCCGTCACGCTGACGTTGGCGTAGTTCTGCGGCCCGAGGTTGAACAGCTCCATTAGCTTGGGGTCGCTGATGGACCAGGACGCGCGCAGCTTGTGCCACGCCTGCTTCGCCTGGTTCCAGATCCCCACGTGATGAGTATATGCGTGTCTGCGCATATGACTACACTGGCATATATGGAGAGTGGGGATCTTGCTGCGCCCGGAAAGGTGCTGGGTGTAAAAACTCCGCGCCTGTTCACTCCGCCGCTGGTCGAGCTGACCCCGGAGACCAGCTACGGCTACGAGGTCATCAGCTTCGCCAAGCACATCGTTGAACTGCCGCTCGACCCGTGGCAGGAGGAAGCAGTCATCCGCGCTGGCGAGCTACTGCCGGACGGCAAGCCCCGGTTCCGGGTCGTCGTCATCCTCGTGGCGCGGCAGGCGGGCAAGACAACGCTCATCAAAGTCTTGACGCTCTACTGGCTGTTCAAAGCCAAGGTCGGCACAGTCCTGTCGATGGCCAACAAGCGCTCGACGGCCAAGGAGATCTGGGAGCACGTGTGCAACCTCGCCCAGAACAACGAAGTGCTGAGAATGCAGATGCCCGACAAGGCCGTCTTCACCGGCATGGGCTCAGAGAAGCTCATCACCAACGGCGGCGGCCAATACGTCTTCTCGGCCGCGAACTCCAACGCCGGCCGAGGCCTGACCATCAACCGGCTCATCATCGACGAGCTGCGGCAGCACCGCGACAGGCAGGCCTGGAACGCGGCCAAGTTCGCCACCAACGCCGTGGCCGACGCGCAAATTGTCTGCATCAGCAATCAAGGCGACGACACCGGCGTCCTGCTCGACGAGCTGCGCAAGTCCGCACTGGACTTCATCGAGACCGGCACCGGTGATCCACGGCTCGGCCTGATCGAGTGGTCCGCACCGGACGGTGCCGACCCCACGGACATCGAAGCGCTCGCGATGGCCATTCCGGTACTGGGCGGACGGATGCCCGTGGACGCCATCATGGGCGACGCCATCCGCGCCAAGGCCGCTGGCGGTCAGGAGATGGCCGACTTCCGCACCGAGGTCATGTGCATGCGGGTCCGGCTGATGGACCCGGCGATCGACCCCGACAAGTGGAAGGCTTGCGGCACAGACGAACCCGTCGACCTCGCCGAGCACCGCAAGCGCGTCGTGGCCTGCTTGGACATCGCCATGGACGGGTCGCACGCGAGCCTGATCGCGGCTTGCACCATCGACGGGATCACCCACGTGGAAGTCCTGGGCGCCTGGTCCGGGTGGGGCTGTACGCAGTTGGTACGCAAGGAGCTGCTCGAGCTGATCGCCAAGGTCCGACCCCGACAGCTGGGCTGGTTCCCCAACGGCCCGGCCGCGGCCCTCACAGCCGATCTGACGGCCTCGCGCGCCCGAGGGTGGCCTCCGCGTGGCACCGAACTAGTCGAAGTCCGTGGCGAGGTTGCAGCCGTCGCGATGGGACTCGTCGATGGGGTCTGCACCAACATCGTGTCCCATCCGCGCGACCCGCTCCTCGATGCCCATGTCGGTGCGGCTCAAAAGCTTTACCGCGGCGACGCTTTCGCCTTCCGCCGCGTCGGTGCCGACCCCATCGACGGGGCGTATGCCCTGGCTGGAGCGGTGCACTTGGCCAGGCTGCTGCCACCACCAAGGCCGCCGGTGACCGTCCTGTGATCTTCGCCGGGGATTGGAAGGGTTCCGATCCCCGCTAAAGATCGTCAATGTGCGACAGATCCAAGATCGTGTATATATAAAACAG